GTTCTACCTTGAGCCCATTAGCCAGGGCACGTTTGTAGTGGTATTGTGCTCTCTTAGGAGCTGAGCAGGATGTCGCAAATATAGTAGAAATTAGCGACAAAATAATTCCTAAAAGTCTCATGGATTAAAGGTTTTGGAGCATTGCTATCATTCGGGGGCATGGGTAGATATCACTCTTATCTTTACGCACGCTGTTGTGGGTGTAGATGCCAGGTGTACCTTTGAAGGCCTCAGTATCAATGGCCCATATCTCTTTGCGGTATTCCTTGGGTATGTTGTAGGTATCACACAGGTAGACCAATAACTGACGAGTGCTTTCAATCTGCTCATCCGTGTACTTATGCCACAGCACGTGACCTTTGAAGGGTCTTTCAAGGATAGTTACTTCCGAAGGATCTACCACACCCTTAACATAGTTGACGTACTTACCATTGACCTGCTTGAGTGGTCCCCAATTACACACCTCAATACCTACGCTGAGCTTGTTAAGGTTTTGATATCGTAGCCCATGGACTTGAAAGTCCTGATTATCTATACCAAGATGGTATGCCCAATGCTTGGAGCTGAAACACTGTACTATTGTACCCTTGTTACCAATGACAAAGGCAGTAGCTATCCTCGTATCATTGCTATTCCAAAACTTAGCTACCCCCACAGCATTGCCATTGCCTGCTGTATGGTGGAGATATATCTGTTTTTTGACCGCCTCCTCTTGGAAGTATTGATCATTAGATAGGCGTTCCTGTAATATCGTTGTTGTGTCTAATTTGGTCGGCATCATTCTTTAATTCTTTTGCTCTTGTTATTAAATTCTTAGCACTTATCCATAGGTCAATCCCTTTAACTGCCTTGTAATTCTCATTGATACTGACCACCTCAATGGATACAAGTACCAAAGATAGCATTTTAGTTAGCATCAATGGCACTGAAAAGAAGGTTAAGATAATATCATTTAGGATAAAGTAGTCAATAAGGTAGAATAAAATAACGGTAATTTCATATAGTAGCATCTTAGATATCACCGTGGATAGCTTCCGAGATGTCACAGGTTGCTTGAGTTTCTTTGCCTTCCATATACCGGTAACTGTATCCACAAAGATGGCAAATCCGATAAGGAACATAAGCCCAGTGATAGGCATAAAAAAAGCACCCATCATGGATAGGTAAAGCGGCCACTTATTCTGCAGTGCCGTTGTTAGAATTGTTAATTGTGCTTTCATATTGGTTGTATAGTATGGTGTAGACATCGTAGGTAAGTACCACCCATCCTGTAAGGCTGAGGTAGTTTTCAGGCTGTTGCACCAAGGCAATGCCCAGGCTCAACATAAAAACGTGGTACATGATACCAAAGCAGTTAATTAACGCCTGTAATATCTTTAGGAACACAAATTGTTTGTCCATCGGTTGTGAATATGTGAATATATATATCGTCTATCTCCTCCCATTCAGTGAAGGTGTAGGTAATATCGTTGACTGTTACGCTATGCATACTTTTGAACTATTACTCTTTTCCATGATGCTACATCTGTAGTGGATGATGAGTGCTGCACGGTAAAGATAAGGTAATTATCTACGGTCTTATTCAAAGGTATAGGACTAAGGGCACTCATGCTATAGTCATTGGATGCACTGGTCCCTGTATTAAAACAATTCATATTAAATGCATCCACAAAAATGTTGCGTTCAAACCTTTGAAACCTTACCGTAGTAGCCATTGCAGAGCCCGAACCAAGTAAGGTAGCACCTGTCAAGCTATTGGTGGTGTTGGTGTAAAATCTAAACGACGTTGAACCTGAACCAGTGGCAACGGTTCTTTCAATATATGCCTTGATATAAATAGTATTATTTGTGACAATAGTATTGGCAGGTATCAACACGCTTGCACTGATGGCATTAGTAAGACCTGTAACACCTGTACCATTCACACTGCTAATGGTTGTGGGGTCACCACCACCACTACCTGTAACTGTCAAATTACCCTCACCAAGTACGGATGCTCCGTTGATGGTCTTGATGTTGGTACCACTCACCAAGGTATCCTGCTTGCCTAACCTTCCTGCAGCTACCGCTTGGTCGAACAATGCAGCCTCATCATCGGGCCCCACAGGGTACTTACTTGGCTTTATATTGTTGCTCATCCGACAATCAATGTGTTAGATGTAAAGGTATAGGAGGTCTCAGTATCCATGGCAATGGTCAAATAAACCACATAAGAGCCATCCAATGGTGCCTCAATTAGCTCAGTAATGCCATCAGTAGTGAGTGCTCCATCCTGGCTGAATACATCATCTATGTATATCTCATAGCTTATGGACTGAAATAGAACATCCTCAGCTAATTGGAAGTACAAATACATGATGTCATGATCAATGTATAGGTTAGGCTCATCAGCTAACACTGTTACTGTACTCCTGTTATCTTCATCCTGTGAGCTGATATTCGTCTCACCGGAGTAGCTATTGATCACTACCGTACCATACCCCTCAGCAGCACCATTGACTGCTGCCATTCCGTACCCACTTTCCTCATTAAAGGGTTGCCCCCATCCTATTTCATTTGGCATTTTTTGTGCTGTTTAAGTAGGTTAATAGTTTCTTGATGTTCGTTTGGTTTGGCTTTCTTACAGTACCCATCCTATGTTATAATTGTTAGTATCTGGATAGATGTCACCGTTGCTGTTCGTGTGGTACTCGGGGTAGAGTGCATTGTTAAACTGCAAGTGATCTATCATTCTTTGCGTATAGTTTTGAGCTATATCCCTCTGCTTAGAAATCAACATATCAAGCTCGGGCTTCTCAATGGTGGTAGCATTCTCACTGCTGTGCTTGAATACTCCCTTGTTAGCTATTGTGTATACACTGAAAGGCAGGTATTCCACCATGGCCCAATGGATGAGGCACGGCTTTACGTAGGTGCTCAACAGGTCTGCATAGGGTTGCTGTATCTCATCAATGGCCTGAACGGTGATGGTTGCATCACTGTTACCTGCTTGGATGGTCAATACATCACCCACCGTGTACCCTGTACCTGGTGTTGATACGGTGTAAGATACCACCACATTACCTGCTGTTGTAATGTCAACACCAAAGCCTGAACCTGTACCACCTGAGCAGGCTATCCCTGTTAGGTTAGTGTATCCCGTACCTCCTGCAGTCAAGGCTGTGGTAGTAGGTACACCTGTACCACTCACGGTGTTAAGGATGTCATTCTTGAGCTTGTTGAAGAGGTCAGTACCGAGGTAATTCTGGAGGTGGATATCCTGTGCTACCTTAATCCATTGGATGAAGTTATCAGTATCCACATTGCCATTGACTGCAGTGTACTTAACGAGGTCCTGTCGTGTTATAAATAGTGCTTCCATTATTTGTTGTAATCGGGGTGGTGTCCATTGTTAGGCATATCAATCGGTGGAGTATTAGCGTCTCCTGAGCCTCTTGGGTTAGGTTGATAGCTCTTAGGTATGCTTGCTACCTGTTCGTTGCTTGAGAGGGCTTTATCGGGCTTCAATGTACCGTCAGGGTTTTTCTTCCGTTGGTATAGTTGCTCAGTCCAGTAGTGGCCACAATTTACACCACCTTTGAACCTGAATAGATCATACGGTTGCCCCTTGTGACCGAGCTCCTCATTCACCCCTGCAATGCTTGCATAGTCAATGTCCTCCAATCGGTATACTACCCCATTGTTGGTTCTACGCATCATTTGCTTGCAGAAGTCTCTGCTGTTGCCCTTGTTGTATCTTTCACTATATCGGTATCTCACCTTGTAGATGGACTTATCAAGGTAGCTGAATCCGTTGGGGTTGCTCTTGATAACGGATGCAAGTCGCTGTAACATGGATGGCTTGGGTGCCAATACTCTATTGGCCCACTCCTCTGTGCTGTCATTATCAGCAGAGTACTCTCTCTCCTCCACGAGCTCCCATACTTCACCATCCACTTCCTCCCCATCAAGGTTTCCAAGTACCTGGTCAAGCACCTCATCACTTACATCCTCTTTTTTGAGCTGTACGGGTACGGGCTTTAACCCTACCAATCCCCTAATCTCATCAGGTGTCATGGACTCAAGGACCTTGTTAGCTACCAATGGGCTCATCATGTTAATGGCATCGGTTACTTTGGTAGCTTCATCCGTTGTAGTCAAGTCACCACCTGCATCTAATGGGTTTAAGGTCTCAAAATATAGCTTCAATGCTATGCCATTGTATGCAAGTATCTTGTCAAAGGCATCCAACATAACCTCCTGTAATGGCACAATCACCATGTTATTGAACAGGATAGCACTGTTTTTCAGCTCATCTGCATTGCTTCCAAAGCCTGTGGTGGTAGCAATACCAAAGAGCAGTGGTGATGTCACGTTGTGGCCTATCAATATCTTACGTACACACTCCTCACTTAGGTACTTGTACAGCTCGGGTGCTTGTTGTACCGGCATATTCTCTATGGTGGCAGCAGTCTCTTTGTTTTGGTTGAAAGATACCACAATCTTATCTCCACCTGGGCCTGTGAGCTTGTTCATTACATCGCTCTTAATCTGCTGTTGAGCCTCCTCGGATGGGATACCATTGTTGAAGTTTAAGATAGTGCTCGGTGAGAACGAGCTCTGCACCAAGTTAATCATGTAATCACTTGTCTCCTCCTCCAATACAGCATAGGGAAGTGCCCCTTGGTAGTCAGGGTAGGAATAGTATTTCATACCCACTGAGTAAGGCTTGACGAACAATATCTCAATGTCATCCTTAGAGGTACCAAAGGCACTGTATCTTGTTGGTGGGTATTTCTTTACCTCTGCCCAATTATCCGAATAGTAATACCCTTCAATCTCACCCTCCTCATTGCACTTCTCAGCTCGCAATAGTTGTACAGGTATGTGGTAAGCCTTAGCTATTTTCTTGTGGTCCTTCGTGTAGAGTACCTGGATGGCAAACTGCCCTAACATCTTGAAGTCAAGTGCCATCTTTCGGACACATTCCTTATCAAATAGAGCAATCATTTGAGCATACTCGGATGGTTTCTTGGCTGCATCCAATGCTCTCAATCCTTTGCCGTATACCAATCGAGCTATGTTGTTGATCACTGCATTGTTGGTGGTGCTGTTGATGTATCTATCAAGGAGCCACTGATAGTGCATATTGTTCTCCCCATACTCAACCCAGTTATCTCTCTTGGACTCTCTTATCACAGGTGGCTCATAGGCCGCTAAATTAACTATGTGGATGTTGTTCATATCAATACATTAGGAAATCATTAGCACTGCTTGGGGCTACGTAGGCAGAGCTGTTAGGTGTATAGTTAGCAGGTGCTTGGTCAGTGCAGAATAGTCTATCTCTGTACACTTCCACCCCTGCATTGTCTTTGAGTACCATTCGGTAGTAGTGCCCCTCTTTACATGGAAAGACTGCCTCAATCTCATCGGTGTAGTCACCAGGTGTATAGGTTGTAATGGGTACAGCTACCTCAACATTGGTGCTCTCATCTGTTAGGTGCATGGTATCCACTGTGCTCTCCCTTGGGATAAAGTAGATAAATTGGTCATTGACGTTATCGGTGGTAACTACCTGCATATATTAATAACTCACTTAGTTAAAAATTGTTGCCAAAAAAGAAAGGGGAGCAATGTGCCCCCCTCCTCAGTCGTTGTGGTATGACTATTAAGTAGTAACCAATGTAGGTGAACCTAACAAAGTAAGTAGGTCACTTTCAGTAGCACAGTCAAGGAAGTTAGCAGGCTTCTCTTCCATGGCTTCAAAAGTCAATTTGTAACCATTGAAATCACCATACGCAACCCCACTCTCAACGCTTCCTGCAGTAGCATCACATCCTCTGTAAAGACCTGCTAAGAAAAATTGGTTTCCGTTGGTACGTACCACAATGTGTGGACGTCCATAAGCCAAAATTTTGAACTGCTTGTGGAATACAGGGTCTTGTCTCTTCAATTCAATAGTCAAAGTTTGAGTGAAGAAAGTAGTACCATTCTCACGAGATGTGTTTACGGTAGTGTTGAACCCGTTGTTACCTTTAAGCTCATACTTGTAAAGGTTGTTGATAGTACCACCGATGGCAGTAATTTGGTCCTCAAAGCCAGGAGTAGTATCATAGGTAACATCACCACCACCTGTTGATGGGTCCGGGTCATAGTCACCAAAGTTGATTAAGTAGACCGCTTGGATACCTGAGATGCTATCCTTGCACTGCTCGGTACGGCCATTTGAAATTAAACAAGGCATATCTTTAAGTATTAAAGGGGGCAGTGTTAACCACCCCCATGATTATTATTAGTTAACTGAGTTTACGATTCCGTAGGTAACTACATCCTCAACAGCTCCGTACTGAGCACCACCAACAAATCGCATGATCATTCTTACGTTTTGTGAACCATCGATGTCAGCCATGTCAATTACTTTAACCTCATTCAAGTCGCTCAATACAGATGTACCGAAGTAAAGGTTATCTACAGTTGTAGCAATAGCAGTGTTAGCAGCTAATCCTGGAGCCCAGAATATCTCGATACCATCAATGCTCAAAGCACCTTGGTTGTACCAAGTAGTGCTCAATCCACCAACACCAGGAGCAGGAGCTACGTTACCTGTTAAACCTGATACAGTAGAGAACCCACCCAATGCACGTACATAAGCCTTAGCAATGTTAGTAGATACATAGATACGTAATCCTGGGTTACCATAAAGGGCAGCAGGGATAGCATCAACGATTTTACCTAACTCAGTAACTACGTTAAGAGCAGTAACGGTTGTACCTGTTACCTCTTGAGCAGCAGGAAGAGCAGCATCCAAAGCTACCAATGTAGAGATACCATCAAATGAACCGTTGGTTGCAGTAGAACCTGTCCAGAATGCAGTCTCGATGTTAGCAGCAACACGCTCACCTACACGGGCAATCATGAAATCAGCAAAAGACTTAGGCAATTCTTTGAAGTTAGAGAACCCTAACTCAGCAGACTGCCAAGTGTTGAAATAGTCAGCCTTACATAATTCAAGGTTAACTTGCAAATCCTTAACGGTGATGAAACGCTCAGTAAGAGTAATGGTAGATGCATCGGTAAATGCACAAGTAGCATTACGTACCAAGTTAGCATCAGCTACCTTTTGTAGCATTTGCTTGTAACGTACATTAGGAAGTACAGTAACTCCACCTTTCTCAATGGTAGGAGCAGATAAAAGAGACGCAGCAACGTACTTGCCTGCGAACTCACCAGCATAAGTGGTTGTAATCGAAGTAGCCATTTTTTGTTATTTGTTTAGTTTAGAAATGATACGGTCAAACGTAGAGACTCCTGCAGACTGCCCCCAATTAAATTGAGTTTGTGCCTGTGGCTTCTCTGGGTTGTGAGCAATCGGCTTGGCTGCAGGTTCTTCAACCACTGGAGCCTCTTCTACTACAGGCTGCTCGGATAGTTGTTGCTTCAATGCCTCATTCTCAGCTTTTAATTCTTCAATCTTAGAGAATAACATCTCTTCAATAGTGCTTTTGATAACTTTTTTAGGTGCAACAGGGATAGCCTCCTCGGACATTTCCTCTTCTACCATTGGTGCCTCAGCCTCAGGAGCCTCTTCTACCTCGGGAGCTTCCTGCTCCATCTCTTTAATCTCTGCAATGATGCCCTCTTGAGCTACCACCAACATTCTCCCATCCTCCATTTGGTACTCACCAACAGGTAGAGCCACTCGTTGCTCATCCTCAGTGACAATAAAGACCTCCATACCGGCCTCAAATGCATCAGCCTCAAGGACAGTAACCCCATCCATGAGCTTCATTGTAGCTAACTCCACCTTGTTCATGCCAAGGAGGGCAGCAATCCTGGTTAAAATTGTGTTTTCTTTCATGATTTTTCTTTAATAACTCGATTATTATAATAGTGTACACCTTTATGGTTGAACTTTCCCTCCAATGTTACCAATGCCTTGTGCCTGCAATGTACCATCACAGCACTTGCTTCGGTACTTTCCATCCTTGCATAGGCATCCACGCTTACCACCTTGGGGTGAGCTCTTAGTTTGTTCCTTAGTCTTACTCATTTGCCCTGTCCTTTATATAGTTTAACGTAATTCTTGGCACCCTTACTCCGTGATGCTCGGCACTTAGAGTGAATACCTGGTCTTTTTCTCTTAGGCTTCCTTACAAAAGAGATAGCGGTGTTACCTTTAGCCTTGCTCATTCTCGTTTATCTTAGATTTAGCCCACATCAATCCTGCCTTTCCTCCCCATAGTAGGTAGCTGATGTATCCGCAGTCATTGCTATCCCCTTGGTTGTAGTATACCTCAGCTCTTGATAGGTAGCTGTACATTCTCTTAATGGTTTCCATGCTTATCTTCTCACCATTGGCTAACTGCTGTGCACGTATCTTACCCACCTGTGTAGCACACTTGTTGCCATTCCTTTCATTGAGTGCAATGCCACGCTGTGCATTCCTCTTCACTACCGATGGGTAGTCATTGTAGCTCTCCTCTGCCAATTCTTTACCACGTAGCACATTCTTAATCTGCTCAATCAGGTATTCTCTTTCCTCTTCCATGGTACGAACTGATGCAAGGTCTAACTTATCAGCAAAGTATCCCTCAATGCTGAATCCTTTAACCTCACCTGCCTTAACCTTGGCCCACACATCGGGGTTGTTTACCTTCATGCTGATCATCCACGTACCCTTTGGAAGGTCAAATCCATAGATAGCACTCTTGTCCTTGGCAGGGTCCTCGATTAACCAGGACTCAACCACGGTCATGCCGTCTATTTCCTTCTCATGCTCATAGGTAGCATTGTTCTGCTTGCTATTCCTGAAGAACATTTCACTCGCTAAGCGGATGGTCTCCTCGCTGAAGTAGATATAGAACTCACCATGCTTCTCATTGTGGCGGTATATCTGCTTGTTGGGTATCAAGGCAGGGCCCATGAGTATTTTCTTCTCACCATCCACTGTTGCAAGCTCCATCTTTTGCTTGCTTAGCTTGATGAAATTCTCCTCAATGGCAGGGTCCTCCACTACCGATACAGCATACACCCCTGTATCCTGCTCATTCTCATCCAATACTAATTCGATTATTTTCATAGCTGTCCTGTGCTTATTCTGTTACGGTCTAATGCTTGTTGTGTTGTTACCTCTGCCCCTACCACGTATGCCTTGACAGGCTGTTGTTGTAGCTGTGCAAGTTGGTTGATACCATTGTTACCTACCACGTTGAAGTTAGGTGCCTGCATGGTACTGCCTCCTCCACCTCCACCTGCTGCACCACCACCACCTCCTCCTCCTGCAGATGGGGCATTAACTGAACCACCTGCACCTATCTCCTTTAATGCCTTGGCTGTGGCTGCAATGTTAGCAGCAATTCCAATACCTGTTTGGATGTTGTTCATAGCAATGACAGGAGCTGCTGATGCACCACTTGTGGCAATAGCTTGAGGTGTAGCCAATGCTCCAATGTTAGCAATGTTGTTAGCCTGTATCATCTTGGCA